GATTCTCGCCCATTGTCACCTTATTGCCTCGCTTGAATGGATTCGCAACTGGCTTGTCTGATTTGCCTACTTCTCAAGCAACTTTCTCAGTCGCAGCAACCACATTGTATTCGAGGCTCACATGATCCAAACAAACTACATTGGCATAATCGATGGAATGAAAACTTGGGAAGTCAAGGAAACCGAGACCGACCAAGTGATTGGATATAATCAAACATCAGCCGAGGAATAGGAATAAAGAATGGGAATGCAACCTCGCCAGACTTCAACCTGGGCAATCACTCCTCGCTCACCTAGCACTTCATCAATGAGCAACAGGTTGAAGACGATGGCTCAGATTGCCTTTCGAGCTACGACTCAGACCATCACAAGCCACTTCCGCTACAACCAATCGACTCAGCCCTACCAGAGTCCGATTGCCTATAACTACTACTCATCCAATGGGCAGATACAGACTCGCACAGTCTCCTCGCCAGCAATGAAAGGCAGATGAATCAATGGCTTCCTATGATCTAGGCGATGTGGTATCTCTTGGGATTACCATCACCAACGCTTCAGGCACACCAGAAAACGCCACAGCAGCCTCTCTGACCGTCTATCTTCCTGACGGCACATCAGCCACCCCATCAGTCACAAACTCGGGCGCAGGGCTCTATGATGCCTCTTATACGCCAACACAGGTTGGTCGCCATGTGGTCAAGTGGGTGGCAACAGGCACGAACGCCAGCGCCTTCTCTGACGAGTTCAATGTTCGCGACATCAACGATGTTGGCATTGTCGGTTATTCCGAAGCCCTTGAATTCTTGAATATCCCAACCGCCTCAGCCAATGAGGAAGAGGTTCGCAGGTTCATTGATGCAGCATCTGACCTCGCCGAGACTTATGTCGGTCAAGTCCTCGGTCGGCGTACCTATAGCAACGAGCTTTACGATGGAGGAACGGAATTCATCAGAATTCGCAATCCCAAGGCAATCAGCATCACCTCAGTCACCGAGAATGGCGTGACTGTTCCTTCCTCGAATTATGTCCTCGACTATACAGGTCAGCGCCTCTACCGAATCGGGTCTGGAACGCTTTACGCGACCAACTCATACGGATACTGGACTGGTGGCATGAACAATGTCTCCATCACCTATGTCGCTGGATATGTCAATCCACCAATGAGCGCCAAGCAAGGCGTTCTTGAAATCCTTCGCCATCTCTGGCAGACCCAGCGTGGCGCAATCAATGTCATGGGTCGCAATATTTCAGGCGATGAACTCTACTCAACGCCGACCTATTCTCTGCCTCGCAGGGCAATGGAACTTCTTGATCCAACAAGTTTCCCGGGGCTGGCATAAATGGCAACATCGACATTCTCCGCATTCTCGCAAGCAGTCCTCACCACCTTGAAATCTGCTGGCTCACTTTCAGGAATCCGCATCTTCGATGGCATTGAAATTGACATGTCTTATCCCGGCGATGCAATAGCAATCGGACACGATGGCAACCTTGAAGGCGATGAAGTCAATCCGGGTTCATTCCGTCAGGAATACAAGCAACTCGGAGCAATCAGCAAGTTCGAGATGGGTTCGCTCAACTGCTTCCTCTGGTCAGCCAATGGCACAACTAGCCTGACAGATCGCAGGACAGCAGCCTTCACACTCCTTGGCGATGTCGAAGCTGCTATCCGCGCCGATGTCTCCTTCTCTGGTCTTGTTCTCTTCTCGGCGATGGAACAAGCACAGGTCATCTACCGACAAACTGCCAACGGCGCAGGAGTCGGAATCCTCTTTACAATTACCTATCAGAGCAAAATCTAGGGAGCAATCACATGGCAACAATCACCAACATCTCGCCACTTGGCGACCTCGTTATTCCAGCCCTCGGCAATCTTATTGTCAAGGCTGGCGAGAGTGCGGAGGTCTCAGATGAGGCAGCAGCATCTCTCTTGGAACAGACAGAGAATTGGTCAGGTGTAGCCCCTGCCAAGAAAGAAACAGATCCAACACCAACAACCGCAACGCCTGATTCTCAGGCTGCAAAGAACTAGGAGAACAATAAATGGCAATCGGTTCAGGTATAGGTTCGCAACTAGGAATTGCAGCCGAGACAACTTTCAACACCGCAGTCACAGTAACTCGCTTCTATGAGTTCACATCGGAGAGCCTCAACTACAACAAGAAGGTTGCAGTTGGCATGGGTCTTCGTGCTGGTGGACAACTTCCACGCTCACAGCGCCGAGTCGTCACCACAACAGATGTCACAGGTGACATCGTTCTTGACCTTCCAACTCGCGGTCTCGGACTTCTTCTTGCTCAAGCAATGGGAACATCACCATCACCAACAACAGTCACAACGGGAGTGTATTCCTATTCCTTTACCCTTGGCGATGTCTATGGTCGCTCATTCTCGGCTCAGGTTGGCGTTCCTCAATATGGTGGAACAGTCACGCCAAAGACAATCGGAGGAGCAAAGATTCAGGGCTTCGAGCTTGCAGTTTCCAATGGTGGAATCGCAACAGGAAAGTTCATGGTTGATGCAGCTTCATTGACAACTGGAACATCTCTTGCAACCGCTTCATACTCCACAATTTCCAACCTATTCAACTTCTCACAAGGTGCTTTGACAATCAATGGTTCATCCGTTGCAAATATCAAGGACTTCTCAGTTACAGTTGGAAACACACTCAAGGGCGATCGCTTCAACCTTGGTGGGTCAGGAATCAAGGCAGAGCAGCTCATCAACGGCTTCCGCAAGATTTCAGGCAAATTGACTGCTGAATTCACAGACACAACTCTTCTCTCGGCTTTCCTTGCCGATTCGACTACAGCGATTGTTGTCACCTTCACAGGTTCAGTCATCGCTCTTGGCGCGACCGAGAAGTTCGTCATCACAATTCCAGCAGCCAAGTTCAATGCTGACACACCAAATGTTGCAGGTCCAGGCGTTGTTGATCTCTCGATGACATTCGAGGCATACGATGACGGCACGAATCAGCCATTGACAATTTTTTACCAGACCGCAGATTCATCACTCTAAGCAATAAGAACAGGGGAAAACAATGTCACAGAAGATTGAACTCGCCAACGGCGGCTGGGCTGTCCTGCGCGACCCAGCCTCCGTCTCGGTGAAACTTCGCAGACCAGTCGAGAAGGCTTTGATGACAATCGCTCGGAGTCAAGCAAAGAACGCTTTGCTTGCTCCTGCCGATGTCGCTGCCAATCTTGACCCGGCAACGATTGACCAGTTCTATGAACTCAACGACTTGCTCATCGTGGCACTTGTCGAGTCATGGTCATTCGAGAAGGACATCACTCTCGACAATGTTCTTGAATTGCCAAGTGAGGCATACAAGACACTTCAAGAAGCAACGGCATCAGCAATCAGCACCATGCTTCCCAACTTTGGATTCAGCAACGACCCAAAAGCCCCAGCGCCTCTCTCCGCTCAATAGGGAGGGCGCTTGAGGGTGGAGTTGTTCGTGAGCCACTTCCAGAGGAATGGAAAACTTATCGCCTTTGCAAGCTCTTACATTGCACTCCATCCCAACTCGAAAACGAGTCAGCCCTCACGCTAGACTGGTTGCTTGCGATAGATGGCGTATTCATCGAAACCCGGAACAAGATTCAGAATGGGGAAGCGTAATGGCATCGTCAATCTCGGCAATCTTCAAGGGTGTCAATGAGTTCAATTCCGTCACCAAAGAGATTGAAGGTCGCGTTGATCGCGCCACTCTTGCCTCAATGAAGACAGTCCAAAACAAGATGAAGGTCGCCATCCGCGCCAATCTTCGAGGCGAGCCTCGCTGGACTCAAAAGGGTAAGAACAGAATTACAGGCGCGAACTATCAAGTGCCGGGAACTACCGGACAACATAACCGACCACGAGGCGGCAGTCCGGGCAGAATGACAGGCACTTTATACAAGGGCGTTGGTTCGGTGAAAAAGCCAAAGAATGTCAATGGCTACTTTGAGGGCGGTGTCGGTATCGGCGCAAAGCCCAACAATGTCAAGAAGAGAATGCTCGAAACCAAATATCCATACTTTGCACCAGCCATCGCCAAGGTTGAGCCAGAAGTTATCACTATTTATCAAAACGCATGGGCGAAAGCGACTGACCGAATGGGAGGGATTATCTGATGTCTTTACTTCCACCAGTATTCGTTGAACTCAAGGCAAACATCTCTGAATTCTCCACCGCAATGGGCGAAGCCCGAAGTGAGATGAACAAGACCGAGACTGAAGGCACAGGAAACTTCGACAAGCTCGCAGGATTCGGCAAGGCAGCACTCTTTGGGCTTGGAACAGCAGCAGTCGGAATTGGCGGTCTCTCTCTTGAGATGGCTGACAAGTTCGAGACTTCTCACGCCAAATTGGAACAAGCCTTGACCAATGCTGGGTCAAGTTTCGAGAAATTCAAAGAGCCAATCGGCGCTGTTCAGAAGCAAATGGAACAGTACGGATACACCAACGCCCAAACACAAGAGGCGTTGGCAAATCTGACAACAGCATTGAAAGACCCGAAGAAAGCCATTGATGACATTGGACTTGCAGCCGATCTCGCCAAATATAAGCACATTGATTTGGCAGATGCAGCAACGGCAGTTGCAAAGGCTCAAGAAGGAAATCTCAAGCCACTCAAGCAGTTGGGAATTGACCTTCCAGTTGCAGCAGGTGGCGCAGCCAAACTTGAGGCAGCCAATAACGCTCTCTCGGTGGCTACCGATGCAGCGAGCGCATACCTCGCCGCTCATTCCGATGCCATCGATGCAACGAGCAAGAATCATACCGAATACGAGAAACTTCTTGGCAAGGTTCACGATGCCCAAGACAAGGTGAACACAGTCTCATCTGCTGGAACAGACATCATGAAGGGCTTGTCCGATGCAATCGGCGGTCAGGCAGCCAAGCAAGCAGAGACATTCGCTGGCAAGATGGCATCAGTCAAGGCGCAATCTGAAGATGTTCTCAAGAACATCGGCATGGCTCTCATTCCAATCCTTGAGCAGTTGATGAGCGTGGTCAAAGATGTTGTTGATTGGTTCAGCAAGCACAAGGCTGTCATGGAAGCGGTTGTCGCTGTTATCGGTGGAATCCTCATCGCTGCAATCGGCGCTTATATTGTTTCACTCGGTCAAGCAGCAGTTGAATCTGTCGCATCCTTCGGCAAGATGATTGCTGGCTGGTTCGGCATGGGAGAAGCTGCAACTGTCGCTGGCGAGGAAGCACTTGTCGCTGGCGAAGAAATCGGCGTGGCAACAGGTGGAATCACCATCGCCATCGGCTTGATTGTCGCTGCCATTCTCTACCTTGCAACCCATTGGAAAGAAGTCTGGGAAACAGTCAAGGATGCCATCTCTGTGGCTTGGGATTGGATCAAGGATAAAGTCGAACTTATCTGGAAACTCTTCACCGAGTATTCCCCACTCGGCATTGCTATCAAATGGCTTTCAGATCATTGGTCAGAAATCTGGGCAGGAATTCAATCAGTTGTCTCAGGGGCTTGGGATTTCATCGAGGACATCATTGGCAAGATTGGCACAGGCATTCGTGGCTTCGTTGGTCTGCTCAAATCTGAAATCAATGGAATCATCTCCCTCATCAATATCGTCATCAAGGCGATGGATGCCATCCATGTAAAGATTCCAGACTGGGTGCCGCTTGTAGGTGGCAAGGAATTCGGTCTTGATATTCCTCAGATTCCTATGCTCGCAAATGGTGGCATCGTCAATTCTCCAACGATTGCAATGATTGGTGAAGCCGGACCCGAAGCTGTCATCCCATTGAGTAAAATGAGCGGAATGGGTGGTGGCAATGTCATCATCAATGTTCAAGGTTCAGTTATTCAGGAAAAGGATTTGGCAGTTACAGTTCGAGACGGAATCGCACAGTTGATGCGCCGAAGAGGTCTTGATCCTTCAATTCTAGGGGTGTGATTCGATGGCTCTGCTTGATGGCTCAAATGCTCCAACCTTGCTCATTGAAATTGACTATGGCTGGCGCAACATCTTCACCATCGGAATTTCTCCAATCAACTCTTCAACCGATGTACTTGGTGGAACTGCTGGCACGAACTGGCAAACCATAGCCTCAACCGATGCTCGCTCTGTTTCCATTCGGCGAGGAAGAACTCGCGAAGACCAAAACTTCCAGCCCGGTCAGATGACCTTGGTGCTAGATAATCGCTCGGGCAATTATGACCCCGGCAATTCTTCCTCGACTTACATCTGGAATGGATACTCAGTCCTCACGCGTGGCACAAAGATTCGCATCTCTGCCACCTATGGAGCGACAACCGACTATCTCTTCACAGGCTTCATCGAGCAAGTCACCGCCGACCAATCTCTTGACCCAATCGCAACAATCATCGCCACAGATGCGCTCGCTATCTTTGGAGCAAATACTCTCGGCACGATTGCAAGCTCGTATTCAGGAGATACCACTTCGGCGAGAATTGCCCGAGTCATCAGCGATTTCTCGGTGGGTTCATATCCCGGCACATTCTCCACTTCTCTTGCTGGCTCTCGCGTGATGCAACCGACCACCTATGGCAAGACAGTTCTCGCCCTATGTGAAGAGGCAGCAGCTTGTGAGTTCGGAACATTCTTCGTGGGAACTGATGGAGTTGCCAATCTGATTCCATACGAGAATCTGAAGACCACAACCAATCAATTCACCTTGTCGGATGCTCGCACCGCAGGAACGATTGAATACGACATGATTCACACCGACCCCGGCGCTCGCTTCATGATCAACTCCTGCATATTGACTCAATACTCTGGACACACTCAGACAGTCACCAATTCCATCGCAACGGCAAGATTCGGCACATACACTCGCAATGTCAATGCTCCCTTGCTGAATGATTCTGATGCGCTGACGATGGCTGGCTACTATGCCAGCCGCACCCAATATCCCATCACAAGAACAGACCGCGTGGAATTTGATGCTCTAGGACTTGGCTCAATTTGGGCGAATGTGCTACCAGCAGAGATTGGCGATCGCGCAACAGTTATCCGCACGACAGTTGATTCTCGTTCCATCAATATCACCAACATCATCGAATCCATCAGCCATGACATCACGCCGAACTCATGGCGCATCGGTCTTGACCTTTCACCATCTACATTCTAGGGAGATAAACAATGGCAGTCGGATTTCCAGCACCGGGAACAGGTGGCACAGTATTCGTCAATGGTAATGCTCTTCCAGCATCAACCCTCAATGACCTCGGTGGAACTCTCAACCTTCTCTCTGCCTACAACACAGGCAACCCTGCCATCCTTGGCGCAATCGAGACTGCAAATGTGGTGGCATCTGCCGCGACAGGAACAATCAACATCGATTGCAAGACTTCAACTCTCTGGTACTACACCACCAACGCGAGCGCCAACTGGACTCTCAACTTCAGAGGCAACTCTGGAACGACCTTGAACTCCTTGCTCGCAGTTGGTCAGTCGCTCTCAGTGGTCTTCATCAACACCAATGGAGCAACTCCTTACTATCCAACAGCCTTCCAGATTGACGGCTCGGCAGTCACTCCAAAGTGGTCAGGAGGAATCGCTGCTGCTGCTGGCAATGCTTCATCTCTTGATGCTTATTCCTTCACCATCATCAAGACCGCAGCAACCCCGACATACACAGTTATTGCAGGAGGAGCGGTGAAGTTCGCATGAGTCCATTACTTACAGGCTTCGCATTCTCAGGCGGTGTCACTCGCGCATCGTATTCAGCCACAACTGGATCACCAACGATTGACAGCGTTACACGCGCTGGCAAGACAATCATCAAATTCACAGGCACAGGTTCAATCACTATCGGAGCGCCGGGATATGTTGAAGTTCTTATTGTCGGCGGCGGTGGTGGCGGCGGCTGTTCAGTAAGTAGTGGAGGAGCAGGTTCAGGAGGCGGTGGCGGTGCTGGTGGAGTAATCACGAACACCTCTTATTTTCTCCCAACTGGAACTCTGACTGTCACAGTTGGAGGCGGTGGAGCAGGTTCGACTGCTTACAATGTCGCTGCATCACCAGGCACTTATTCCGCACTCAATGGAGTTGTTGCTGCTCAAGGCGGTGGTGGCTGGGGAACTGGCGCTGCATCTCAACCGATTTCTGGTGCTTCAACAGGTGGAACTTCTCAAGGTTCTTCAACGATTTCAACGCTCTTTGGAACATTGCAAGGAAACATCGGTGGCACAAGCACATTGAACAACTCCGGCGGTGGCGGTGGAGGTTCAACTGGCGCTGGTCAGAATGTCTCCGGTGCAACAGGTGGAACAGGTGGAGCAGGAACAACTAGCTCCATCACAGGAACATCTGCTGTCTATGGCGCAGGAGGCGGTGGAGGTGGTACTTCAACAGGAGGTGCTGCTGGTGGAACT